GATAAGCGACATCCTATTAATTACCTACGTGATAGCAATGGTAAGACACCCTCTGCTGAAGTCTACGGGACGCACCCTATTGGCACTGCCAGATTTAGTTCTGGTGTCAGTAAGCTCCCAATTTCTGATCAAGTGGAGGAAATAATGTCTATCCCACGTATTCACGGAAGGCCTAATACGGACAGGATCAACAAGCATTGGCACCGAGATTTGGAAGCTATTGCAACATCTGAAGAGTCATTTGTCCCAACTGTGCTTCTTCGTGCCCGTCAGGACATGGAGAACAAGATCAATGATTTTCTGGATAATAATCCGGAGATGATGAATCTAGTACATGTGTACCCTAAGGACACCGTTCTTTCGGGTATGGATGGAGTTACAGCTGTCGACAGAGTAGAGCTCAATACTTCTATGGGATTTCCACTCAACAAGAAGAAGAGCAACTACTTGGGTCCAGTAGAGCGGGAAGTTCCCGGTATTACAGAACCCATTGACTTTGAAGACCCACAATTCTGGAACGAAGTAGAACGTATGGAGGAGGTATTGTCTCGAGGAGAGCGTGTTTTCGCCATCCATCGAGCAAACCTCAAGGACGAAGCTACCAAGTTTACAAAGGACAAGATTCGTGTTTTTGCTGGAAGCGAGTTCGCTTTCACAGCATTAGTGCGAAAGTACTATTTGTCTATTGTTCGATTGATTCAGACAAATAATCTTGACTTTGAGTGCGCAGTAGGAATTAATGCGCATGGTCCAGAATGGGACGCCCTGACTAAGTTTGTTACCAAGCATGGAGACAAGAGATTGGTTGCTGGAGATTATAAGGCTTTTGATAAGTCTGCATCCCCGGCTATCATGATGCATGCGTTCGAGTTGTTAATTCGAATTGCAGAGCGTGCGGGTTATTCTGAGCGGTCGTTGCGCGTTATGCGCGGTATCGCTACGGAAATCTCGTATCCTGTCTATGAAATGCGTGGTATTTTGGTTCAACTTTTTGGTTCTAATCCTTCGGGACATCCACTGACTGTTATTGTCAATAATTTGATCAACAGTTTGTACCTGCGTTATGTGTATTTTACATTGCACGCGGGAGAGGCGTCTATCCCCCCTTTTGATGAAATGGTAGCACTTGTTTGCTATGGGGACGACAACCTTATGGGTGCCCATGACGAGGTGACCACGTTTACCCACACGGCCATTGCCAAAGAATTGGCAAAGTGTGGTATTACTTACACTATGGCTGACA